GCGTTGCTCGCAGAGCAGAACCAACAACTGACAGATCACCAGAGGCGGCATATGATGGCGAATCTGCCCAGCCACCGACGCCCACATCAAAGCCGCCATCGGGAATTAGCTCGGGTCCGACGATAGTAGGACCGACTGACACGGCGTTGCCAGCGATGGAGCCGCCGATTGCAGCAAGCCATCCAGCCTGACTGTAAGCCGCGCCATTGTAGAAATAGCGGCTGTTCGCGAAGTCCGCGTCGATCAGCGAGGATTGATCAACCCAAGCGGGTACACCCCCGCCCGCTGTTAGGGTGGCAACCGCCTCGCTCATAGTTTTTTCCATCGCAATGCGAGGATCAAACGTACCAGCAGCGAGGGATTCCGCCACATATTTAGCAAGCTCTGGAACCATGCTGTTCCACATCAAGCGCTTCCAGTTATAAACGCCCGTGTTTAGCTGATTGGCAAACTCCACAGCCAGAGGCGATGGCATGCCCAGATTAATGAACTTCTGCGCCAGTGACAGAGCCATTACGCATTAACCATCGCTGTCAGAGCGGGCGCTAGAACCGCATCCATCCCCAGCCGCGTAGCCTGTACGGCATTCATCGGGCCTGTGGTAATGGAGGTTGCTACGTAATCACACAGTTTGACGCCGCCTAGCCCCAATTCCTTGAGACGGCGACTATTGCCAACATTGGCTGTGATTTGAGCCTGAATCTCTAATGCGAGGGGAGTGGCAACGCCAAGGCTCTGGAGCTTCTGGGCATTCGAGTAGGCCATTGGCACAATCCTAATGAACGTTGCGCGTTACATTATCATGCGTTTGGTGAACGATCAAGGATGGCTTGGGATAAGAAAACCCCGCAGCTTGGGGAAAGCTACGGGGCTGGAGGAGATGAGCAACTAAGAGGTAACGCCTACTTGTTTATATCGGCCTGCCGACGCTGTCCAGAGGTTTTGTCGTCGGTCTTGGCATCAACCTTGGGCTGATCGGGAATAGCCGTCTTGCCCTCGGTCTTGGTCGCGGCGTTCTTATCCGCATCCTCAAGATAAGACTGCATTTCCTTATCTCCGTTGTCAGCGGCCCAGGCGCGTACCATTTGGTTGCCGCTCTCCGTGGCAGAAGGCATGTCGAGAGGGCTAACAAGGCCCTGTTCCTTCTTGTAGTGCTCTACGATCTTGGATTTCAGGACCGGCGAAACATTCTCAGGCACATTGAACGGATTAGCCTCGCTCCAGCCAATGGATTCGAGGTCTTTCTTCTCGGATGCGGTGAGGGTAGTGGAGTTACGAGCCATCATGGCCTCCTTCGGTTGTTGAGGTAGAAACGCGTTTATCCCATGCCCGTTGCATCTCGATCAGGTGTTTCATGGAATGCGTCTCCATTAGCTCCTGTCGCATTTTGTAGACCTTGGCGAGCATTCTATCCGCCTCATAGTCTTTCCAGTCATCTGGGGTCAATGGCTGCTTTCCTGTCATCTCCGCCTCTTCTCTATCAATGCAGGTGCTTGGATATAGAAGCCCTTGTCGTTGTCTGGCATCAACAATTCCTCTGGGGGAGGCGCTGTAATACCGCAGTTTATGGCAAACTCACCAAAGCTGTCCGATGCGTGGGAATGCTCATCGTGCTTTGGACCCAGGTAGATGCCAAGCTGCTCGTTGATCTTCCGACTATAGCGCCTGAGGTGTGTCAAACCAAGCATAACCCGCTCTGTCTGGTTAAACTCGCACATAGGCAATAGCTGGCGAACGGCGTTAATGCGCTCCTCTGGATTCTGCGCCACACCACGATTGATCTTGCTCAGAGGAATGCCAAGGGCATTGACAGTTTGAACGCGGGTCTTGGCACCAGCGCCCCATTCTCTCATGCCAATGTCGTGGGGGAAGAAGTGCCTGCCGTATGCAAACTTCTCATCTCTCCCAAGCTCTGTCAGCGCCTCTACACGGGCGAACACATCATCTGTGTACTCAGGAAGGGCTTGGCCCACAATCTCATCTGCACCAAGCCCTGAAGCCTCGTAATAGTCCACGATACGAACGCGGGGCATGCGGTCGATATGATACTGCTGATAGAACCAGATCGATGTGTAGTCATCCACGCCCAAATCCCATGAGGTATAGACAGGTCCTAGTTCTGGATCGTACGGCAGATGACCAACGCGCCCCTCTTTCTCCAGCTTGGCAATGTGCTTGGCGAAATAGGCACCGGCTGAGATGCGTTCATAGCCACCATTCCACACATGCTCTGCCATTTCAGGATCAGCGGCGAAATCCGCATCCTTCTCGGCCTTGAGTGTGTCGTTAAACCAAGGGTTATCGTACCAATTGACGTTGATGATAATGGCGTTAGCGGGGGGCGATTTGCCACGAAAGAACTTATCAACCGGGTCCGTCTCATATCGGGGGTTCCATGAGAACCACAGTTCCGAACCAGACTTTCGGATTGTAGGACGAAGGAGCCTTAGGGACACTTCGGAGAGGGTTTGCGCCTCCTCAACCCACGCGCCGTCATAGTCTTCCAACGATTTTAGATTTGCTGCGTTGAACGATTGCATGCCCTTAAAGACAATCAAACCGCCATGCGGGCACCTAATCTCAGCCTCCAGAACCTCGAATAAGTGCTCAAGGCCAAATTTGGCTATCTTGTCGGCTAATAGCTGGCGCACACTCTCGCGCAATGACCCCTGTACCTCGCGGATGCACGCCCATCGCGTCTTTTGCATCAAACAGCGCTCGATAAGCTTTTCCGCGAAGAAATGGGATTTTGCACCTCCTCTCCCGCCGTGGAGCCCAATGTATCGTGCTGGTTCAAGCGCTGGAACAAGCTTGCGCGGAACCTCGATCACGAGTTCTGTCAAAGCCTAAAATCCTCAGTAGAGAATGGGTCAAGCCCGTGCTTCCAGCGGTATAGAGCTTTGGAGTATTCCACTCCGTAATGACGGCTCCACATCGCAAGGCTCTTGGTTTCGCCGCCCATGGTCAGCCTAATAGTATTCCGCTTGTTATTCGCCTGCACCTCGATGGATGCCCATTCGCAGTTATTTGGCTCATAGTCGCCATTAACGTCTTTGCGCTCTATCGTCATGCCAGCGGGGCGGTCGCCCATATCAGCAAAGAATGCCGCGAAACTTCCCCAATGGTCACACACGGCAATGCCGCGACCACCATAGTTTTGGTATTCAGAGTTTGTCTCGCTGTAGCACCTGGAGCGCATATCCTTCCATGAGCGATAGGCCCTAGGGTGCAATTTGGACAGCCCGTGCGTCGTATTCCGCCTAACTAAGCTTTCGGTGAATAGACAGCCGCATGATTGAATATTCCCATCACGGACGCCCTTGGGGTTTGCTTCCTTTGTGTTTCCACAATCGCATTGCCAAAGCCATCGGCTATTGTCCTCGGTAGAAACGCGATGAAGGGCCACAAGTCTCCCCGACCTGTAGCCCTTCCAATCCTTAAATGCTCTTTGTTTTCTCATGCCGCCATATATAGCACTGAGAGTTTATAATCGCAACCCACCATGCAGAGCAATGTAGCGGGCATCCTCTAGGGCTGGAAGAAGCTTTCGCGCTGTCTCAATGACTAGCTCGGTCATTTGCCCTTAGCGAGAATTTGCGCGGCCTCTTTTAGCATGGCATCCCACTGCGGGACTTCCAATCGCACAAATGCAGGCGTTCCGTCTGTGTGCGTCCCAACTCTAACGTGGGTGTAGCCATCACTCCACAATGCCTCTGTTTGGTGACTATCCAAGGCCACTATTTGTTCTAGATTAACTGACATAGTCATTCTGCCTTAGGGTCAACAACCTTGCGCAGGATCATGCTGATTGGTGCGCCATCTTCGCCGCTATGCTCCACAGCCTGCATGGGCTTGCCATCGATACGGTCAGCAACTTCCTTGATAGCCCAGCTTTCACCGGCCTCAGCGGCGGTTACAAGCTTCTCAGCAATGGCTCTGAGCTTCGTTACGCGTTGACCATCACCATCAACTCCATTTGCCTGATTTAGAGCCACGCTTAGGGCGTTATAAAAGCTCTTCTCTTTGGGTGGCCTACCGCCTGCCATTATAACTCACCTAAGCCTTTGTAATGTTATTACGTTTCATCCGGCAGTACTCCCATTCTGATCTGTGTTTCCACATCGGTCATGAGGCGCTGTGCTTCTTGGGCTACATCGATGTTAGGCTCTTCGGCCTCGCTGTAGAATGGATGCACGATAGATGCTCTCTTGCGGTTAGACATGCCGATATATGTAGTTATGCCGTTATCGGTATTTTCTACCAATACGCCCTTGTTAGCAAGGTTTGATGTTAGTAGGCTTAGGATACCGTCAGCTTTGCTCATGGCGCGTAAACTTTCAATCCTTCTGGGATATCGGCAAAATTAGGCTCTCCAGCAGGTCTGCCCATCTCTTCAGCCGTCCGCCATATCCGCTTCAACTTTCCATCCTTCACCCCAATGCCCACATTATACCACCAATTTGTAGGCATTGTCAGTACTTTGGCCCATGTCGCAGCAACATCGATCCTCTGCCCATCTATTTCTAGAATTCCCTCTCGTATCCCGTATGCGCTCACTCTCTCATCCCTCCTTTGTCTGATTGATCTTGGGTTTGGAGGGGTTTGGGACGCGGGCGTGAAACCTGGAATCTTGCGTACCCGCTCCTGACAAACCCTCTTGAGCCATCGCTAAAATGATATGTGGTGCTGTTGGCGTTCGATGTAGTCCTTACGATAGCGGCCTTGAACTCAGGAAAATGCACCCATGACCACCTTCCAAGCCCTGCCGTCTTGCTATCTAGACGGCTTGCGTAGTTTCTCATGTCCGCGCCTGTGATTTCTCAAAATATCGGGCATGGGATTCGTTGTCTTTTACCATGCGCTCATGAAGTGCATGCCACGCGCCAGCTAGACGCTCGTTATCCTTCTCTAACTCTTCTATCCGGACCTGTTGGGCCTCTAGTGCTGAGCGGGCTTCGTGGATGGTATTAAACACGGCAACAAAGATCGCATCATCTACCGTCATATCTGTTTTCAGATACGAATCCATAACTTCTTCAGTTAGCTTCTTTGCCCATTCGGGAATGTTATCAGGCTTCATTCTTGTTTCCTCCTAGAGAGGCAATGGCACCCGAAAGTCTTTCTATCTGCTCCCGATGCTGAAGCCGGGTCCATTGATTTCCCGATGGGCCATGCGTTCTCGGCTGCTTCGATAGAGCCTTATCCTGCTCCTCGTGCCAGGAATTAGCCTCTTCCAGCACCTTCACTGCTTCGGATAGACGGGCTTGGGATGCGGAAGCGCGTTTGGCTTGCTCAGCGGCCTTGTCTGACCAGAAGCGCCAGTAACCGGAGCCATCTGGATCACTGTCTAGTGCAGCCTCAAGCTCAGCGATACGTGCGGATTGCTCCTCTATGAGGGTGTTGGAGGCGTATAGAGCCTCAGAGCGAGCGAGCATCACAGTCAACTGTCCTACGTTCAACCCAACAGGAACGGCATCATCTCCTACCAGGACTGCGATACGATAGCTGTCTGGATGCTGCGCTAGAAAATCACTCAGTTGCTCCCTCATTTCTCTTTCCCCTCTCGAATCCTTTCTCCCCGGTAATGGAGCATCATGCAAAAGTTGGCCACATCAACGGGGTCGCCCTTCTCGACATGAGCCCGAAGCATGTTTGACAAGTCCTCAGCCGTGCATTCGCTCTTGTTCTGCCAGCCCCGCCGACCATCACTTCGCTTCTGTTTCAATTTCGCTTTCATCGCCTCAGAAAGCTTGTCAACGCCCTGATCGTCAATGTGTTGGCGCGTGGCTGGCTCAAATTCCGGCATTTCTCTGGTTTCATACCCGTGTCGGATGCTGCTACTCATTCTTCATCATTCTCCGCGCCGTAAATGTATTCTTCGAAACTCTTGCCTTCGCTGTAGCGAAAGTCGTCTTCGCTGCAATCCATGATCTCTTGGAACAGGTAAACTCCAGATTCCCTGTCCTCTGGGTATGCCTTCAAGACTTCCTGCTTTGCGTCGTACTGGCGGCTCATTCCTCGTTCCTCTCTTCTGTGGTGGTTTGGATAGAGGGCTTGGGAGGGGGTGAGTATGTTTTAGGAGAACGTTAGCAATAGCCGCCACACCATGCTCGTGCCCCCAGATAGCTCCCATTGGGCCGCTAGCCGCATCAGCCGCCTCTAAGGCTATATTCCATACCCATTGTGGAATTTCACTCGGCTTTTCCATTTCCCCCCTCATCGAGATTAATGCTTTCATCAGGAAATGCAGCCGAATATTCGGCATCCGAAAACACATCAGAGTGACGCTTAACCACCGGCCAAAGCTCGTCAATCATAGCCATCGTCAGATTACGCCGCTGCTCATTAGTCAACGCCCCATCGCTCTCTAGAGGCTTGTCTAGGAGGCGTCGTGTAGCCTCTTCTAGGTAATCAATGACCTCATATACACGCCATGCGCCTGTTGCCTTGAGCTTGGCTATGCGGGCCTTAACTGCCCCCTCAGACCGTCCAAGATCAGCCGCACAAAAGTAGTCGAATTCAAAGATTTTCCTATCTTCCTCGTCCGTAAACCGCTTCATTTTGGCCTCTACTACTTCAGTCGTTTCAGCGCGACGTAAAACTGAACCCATTCGGGAGTATCTTTTAATCGACGCCCCTTTTCATCCCTCCACGTGCCGTGCTCGATGGAACCACGAACTCCCTCAACAATCTCATTGAGCCAATTTGAGGCGTTTATGACCTCCTTTTCGGCACGGCGTTTATTCTGCATACGCTCCCGATCCTGAGCCTTTTTCTTCTCTGTCCCTGGCATTTCATCCCTCTCAACTTACCGTCATACATTACTCGACGTCGCCGATCATTGCAAGCGGATATACGCACAAACAGAAACCCCCGACATGATCAGTGCCGAGGGTTTCCGGGGGAGGAGATGAGCAGAACGCAAGAGGAGGGGCTTGCATCATCTTTATGCGTGGTTTGTAGGGTTAGGTCAAGTGGGCTTTGGAATGGTTATCCATGAAATCGGGACCGAAACTAGCTTATCGTCCACTTGGCAAACGGCCAACGTGCCCTCCCCAAGCTTCCCATAGCCGCCAATATCCTGATGCTTTCCATAAACGAACGAAATGACAATCACTTCGCCATCCCGATATGGTGTGTCTGAAAATCCTGTCGGGTACCTGATCTTAGCTGAAATCGGCTTCTCGCTCATTCTGTCTCTCCTTCTTGTTGGGATCTGGCTTTGGAGAGGGCAGAGCAAGCCGCGTCAACCATAAGCTGCGGGTTCCTACCCGTTCCATCGCCGTTTCCAGCTATCTCTTCCAAAGCCGCTCGCATCTCCTGGATTAGCTTGGCATCCGCCTCTGTTCGCCGTGCAGCTTGGTTTGTCAGGGCGCTAGCTTCATCGCTGGCCCACAACCTAGTTACCAGATTATCGCTCACTTCGTCTCTCCTTGAAGGGCGGCGCGAAATTTCTCAATAACAGATCGCCCATGATGAAGCGTGTCTGCTGGGTCACCTTCGGCCTCGTTCCACGCTTCTGCTTCATTCAGAGCCCGATCCACAGCCTCCGTTATCTCAATGTGGGCGGGGCGGGCGTAGAGCGCAGCGCGCAAGCGCTTGGCAACGTCCACGCGGTTTAGCCAAGGCCCATCGTTGTCGGGCTGCATGCCGTCAAACAGCGGCGGGTTTGTGCCCATCGGCACGATCTTAGGCGCGTACCGCTCTGCTTCTAGAACTTGGTCAATGACCCCTTCCACTGCCTCACTCACCCCCGCTTGGCTGCGAAGGGATTGCAGTTCGGTGAGGATCAAGCGCATGGTGTCAGGATCGAAGCGGGCGATGTGGGCCGCGTTTTTCTGATCTCGGTTCAAGCCCCACATCAGGTCGCTGCTGGCAACTTTGTGCTCCCCATCGTGAGCAGTTGATTTTACCGCCCCGTATGCTTGGGACCAAGGCCCCGGCGTCACGCCTTCCAGGCCAGCCAGCATCACGCCGATATGTTCGTCGCTGACCTTGCTCATAGGTAATACCAATCCACCGTGTTTCCGTTTTCATCGCAGCGGTTTATTCTGTAGGTTACTATGCATACGGGCTTTGTGGGATCGCTATACAAATCAGGCTCGACATGCATAGTTTTCGGCGTTTCCTTAACAGGTTGCATTAGAATTGACTGCCTATGCTCGTAGGCTTCTCGTGATGCCGCGCCGGGGTTGATGAGGTCTTGTAGGTCGCAGGACGCTAGGAATGGGGAGAGGCTTAGGATGAGGATTGTACGGATCATTTGGAGCGATCCATCCGGGCCTTGTCCTTAGCGCCCAACTTGCCGCGATAGTCTTTAGACGGCTTTGGATGAGAAGAACCGTCTTCCCACCACGATAGGATTCCATCTACGCCTTTCGGATTGCCGTATTCTTTGGCATTGTACCGGCTCTGGCGCATTGAGTTGTACGCGGGCCAGCTTAGCTCATTTTGAGCAGCCCATTCAGCGCGTCGGGCTTGGCGATAAGTGCTTGCGTGTCGTGCCATGTTTCAGGACTCCTTGGTTGATCGTTTTGTTTTATGTTAGGTCTCGACGGTAAGCGGTTAGCAGGCGCTGGACGAACTCGATGTTGATGTGCCGACGCTGAAGCCTGCGCCGGGGTCAAAGCCGATTGTTTTGGTGGTCGTTGTCGTGGTGTTAGCGCACGAGATAGCGCCGGGGATGGAATAGCCGCCCGTGGTGGGGGAGAGCGACATGGGGACGTAGCACTGCGGACCGCGCTTGAAGGGGTGGCCGAACATGTCAGCGGTAAAGCAACTTTCGCTTCCACCGTTCGGGGCGTTGCTCTCTGAAACACTGACCTGAGTGTCGGGAGCCTTGGTGATTGTTTGCGTCGTTGAGGAGCTAGTGCAGCTACTGCCGGAGCAGGACATGTCGGCCAGTTCATTCTGGACCTGCTCGAAGGAGAGGCCTTGGGCGTGTACTGGTGTGGTTGCGGTGAGGATCGCGAGAGCGGCGGTGAGTTTAGTTAGGCGGTTCATTTCGTGGTTCCTTTAGTTAACGATTCACTCTCTCGTTGTGTTTAGTTGGGCTTGGGAATGGGTGGAAATGATGCGCTGGAGCGTTTTCCGATGCATCCCTAGCCGCCTCGCTGTCGCTGATCTATTGCCCTCCATCAGGGCCAAAACCGCATCGATATAGAGCCATCGGATTTCGTCTGGGCTCTTCTCTGCGCGCACGATATATTCCGAAAGGTTATCGGCCTTTGGGTAAAATGAAGGATAATCCACGCTCATCTCCTTGCGTCACAATCACACACTAGAGGCGATACGCCGCACCGTCAACACCTTTCTTGCTCTGTCGGCAGCTTCTCCCAAACACCCATAGCTCTACACGTAGCCCGAACCTTTGGAATTGTCGCGCCGGTCACAAGGCTGATGTTCAATGCGCTATTCCCGGCCATGGCTAACTGGAATATCCACCTGTTACGCTTGCTTGCGCGAACCCCTGAGGGGCTTTCCGTTGTTTTTGAGGGTGAGGCGCACTGACTTGTTTCCCTGGTACTTGCCATAGCCCTCTCTGCCGTCTGTGAGGCTAACGCGGATTGGCATTGTGGTAGTGAGTTCTCTGCCCTTGCCTCCGCCCCATTTGTATGGCCTGCCGAAATCAACGCGCCCGGTTTCTCCTCCATCGCCAACGAATGTTCGTCGGGTTTCATTGATGGTGCCGTTAATTTCAACCATTGCATATGTCTCGTTCTGTTGAGATGATTTGTGTTATCCGTTGTGCCAATGCCGTGGGTTTGGACTGCGGTAGCGCGATCATCGGGGTTAAGTCTTAGTTCCTCACGGCGCTCTAGGATGAAGTTTAGCATCGGTCACGCTGTAGCCTTTATTTGATCGGGACTTTCTGACGGAACAGGAATAGGCTTGTGCCATTTCAATGCACTTGGAAAATCTATCGGCTTTCCGTGCTCATTCGTGTGGTCTTCATACCACCACCAATAGCCCTTTATGGCCCCATGTTCAGGTTGCCAGCCAGCTACAATAATGCGCTCTAGGCTTGGAGCAGTTTCAATCGGTTGCCATTCGCTCATTTACATCTTCTCTTGTTTGGATGGAGTGGGTTGGGGTTGGGAGGGGTTATAGAGCAATCTTCCGATTCTTCCGCATAACCGCGATGACCAAGAATGCTAAAAGGCTCATCCACATTTTCCCGATAATCTGCCCCTCTATATATGCGAGCGATCCGAAGGCCAGCCAAAGAAACACGGCGCTATCAACAACCGACCCGACAATGCCACTGGCCAAAACCGCTATCCCTAGACGCTTCTTACGGAGCGGAGCGTACACTGCGAGGTCCGCGAGCTCAGACAAGGTGAATGCCAGAACTGATGCAACGACTAGCGCTGATGGTGCTAGCCACCAAGATAGAATGCCGCCCAACGCAATCGCAGCAAGAGCCGCGCAAGCCCCAAGACGCTCATGCACTATATCGCGCAAGACAAGCGCCGATCCTACCATCAAAACCCCAGATGGGGCCATTAGTCCGAACCCCACAGGGATCAAATGCGGCTCCATAGGTCCAAACTGAACCCCTATGTTTCCAATAAGCCAATTTGCCATCGGGATCGTCGCCGCGAACGCAGCAAAGGCTAAATATCCAATCATGCTGTCAACTCCATCTGCTCAGGTTGATCATGCCATTTTCCAGGCGTTTGCATAGCGTCCCATCGATCTGCCATAGATCGCGGGGTATTCTGTGGTCGGTTATGGTTTTGCGCTACGTCAGTGCTGTCTACAGAGGCGAATGGGTAGTGCTTGCCACTGAGCTGCATACCGCGAAGCATGTGCAGCCACGGAAGCCGTGAATGCCTTTGTGATATCTCTCCCCATATTTGGTCCATCCTCCGCTTCCATGGGTCCGATAGCACCACAGCATATTCATCAGTGCTGCCTACACAAACCCTTTGCCATTTGTCCGTTAAGGCCAGAAGCCGATCTAGAGGTTCATCCATATGCCAGACTGGAGCCCCCTTTTGCCCATGAGGCCATTCCTTGACCAACGCGTCTTGCAGTTGAGAACCGCCGTCCACAACGTCAGGAATAACAGCCCATGTCGTCGGGAAATTCAGCCACTCATCGCACCAATCGTAAAACTTATTCCAGTCTGGCTGATAACCGCGTTTCCACGCTGAGAACGCCCCATTATCCAACATGACGGACTGACCGATCAAATGCACTCTTTTCACATCATGAGGCGCGGCATGGGATACACAGAAATGGCGACCGTGCATTTCGTATAGAGCAGCTACTGGTGTTATTGGTGTTCCGTGATAGTGGATCAACGACCTTCCCCCATATCGCCGTCATCATCGGCGCTGTTAAACGTCTCGTATCCTAGCTTACTGATCAGGTATGAACTTACCTTTATGCCGGGAATACGCTCCTCAAACTCATTGGCATAGAAGGCGTCGTGGCGCTTGGCGTCCTCTTTGGCCCTAGCGATTTCCGCTGGCGTTTTCTGCTTTGGATCGACGGATTCGACAAACCCCTCCATCATGCTCGTTACCCTCGCCATTGCCTCTGGGGTGCGGGATTGCTCTACCTCTGCATCCTTGTCCTGAGCGATGAACTGCTGGCGTCCTGCCTCTAAGAGGCGCTGCACCTTCCCATCATTGGCCTGCACAACTCGAATGTGGGTTGATAGCTCATCGCAGCTTGGGACGAATGCCCGGTTCTTTGCCTCTCGTGGAACCTGCCCGGTAATGAACTGCTCAATGCCCATGCGGACGAAATTGAAGGGGTAATAGTCAACTGCCTCTAGGTACGTATCGACCGTAGCGCGGCTTACCTTGTTCTCACCGCCCGGATAGGCGCGGAACAGACGCAAGATCAAGGCTTCCTTGGCTTCGCGTTCCATTTCTAATCCTCTCTGCTAGGTCTTGCTCTAGGCGGTCTAGGTTGGTCATTCCCATGCTGCGCTGCTGTGTGTTTTGTACCCAGCTTGGTTCTATGGATTGCCAGCCTTTCTCGATCATCATCTCAGCGGCGGCGTTCGGGTCGGGACATGCTGCCAGCTTCTTAGCCAAGAGCTTTGCTGCGAAGTCTGTCATGGGCTTTCGAAGGCGCTGGCGGTGTTTGATTAGCTCCTCTGCTAAATCCGCCTCTACGGTTGTCTCTAGCCATTGGCGGGGGGTCATTCTTTTGCTCCAGGATACCCGTCATGGTGCACGCCATTGAGTGCGCGTCCAGCTTCTTTTTTATTCCGGACGTGCTGCATATTCTCGTCCCAATTGCCCCATTGCTTGAACAGGAAGGGCACGCCTGCTTCCGCGCACTGGTCGCGTAGCTGACGAAACCAGTCTGGATCGGCTACGCGAGCGTGCGGCCCGCTCTCGCCACCTGCGATGACCCAATCAATCCCATTCATGCCGTCGAGATGGCCTGTTGAGCCGTTGCTGGATATTTCCTGCCATTCTGCCCAGCGAAACGAGACAGGCCCAACCATCGGCTCTATCGAAAGAAACCTCACCGCCGAATCGTGCTTGAGCAGATGCGGAATGTTCTGATCGGCGCGCAACTGATCTTCAACGGTGGTGCCCAGCCAGACAGAACCCTTGATGTCATCCCAATAGGCTGGCAGCATCTTCTCGATGTTCTGGGGGCGTTTGGTCAACAACAGCCAATTCAGATCGGGACACTCACGAATGAGCGCCCACAGATCATCGCGCCATGCGGTATCAATCTGGTTGTCGAACACATCGGCCATAGATGCGCAAAACACCCGGCGCTTGCGGCCATGCTCTTCCATGAACTCACCAGCCTTCTTTTGCCAACGGCGCGGCTCATTCCAATTCTTCTCGCTGGTGCGCCGCCTTGGCACATTCCCCCAATGGTTGCCGCCCGTTCGCTTGTCGAGATCAGCCGCATAGCAATGATCACACGCGGGGCTGATCTTGGTGCAACCCCACCACGGATTAAATGTGCTATCCGTCCACTCAATTCCCGTACTTTCTGCCATCTCTCTCTCCTTGTTTCAGACAATACTGATCAATTAAGACGTAGGGTGAGGATGGTACAATCCCCGCGCCTTTGTCTCTGCACACTGTTCAGTCGCTATGCAGCCCACTGCATTTTATCGTCACGGTCGATGCAGGATGCTCCCTGCGGCTCTAAGGGCAACCGACTGCCCGGATATTAGACCCTAAGGCCTATTCTCACCACTCACTGTCGTTTATCGCGTTCGTTGCCGACGCGCGGCTGTCTTGAGGCCGAATTCATGGGCTGTAGGCACGGCGTGAGGATTTAACCTCCCAAGCCGATTAAGTGTGGCTTTACGCCAAAGGTACACCGCTTCGCAGCTTGGCGACCTAATGGCTTCAACAATATCTGGGTAAGGGCTTGAACCAAAGTGCTAGACTTGGTATTTAAACCTTACCGAATGTGTTTTACCCACTTCGGTCATCGTTCAGGAGCCTTGTGAACTCGCTGAACGCCTTCATTTAGAGGGATATCCCCTCAATAGTCAAGAGGCTCGCTCCGTTCATTCGTGGCGGGCCTCATTGCTTCAGAGGATAGGATGGGGTAGTATCTGCATATGGACGCCACAAGCCAACGGGATGATCACTCGTTGCGATGTAGCTCAGGGGCAGAGCAGCGGGAGTGGACGACTGATCCTCGTCTAGCCCGTATGTCGGGGGTTCGATTCCCTCCATCGGTCCATCTCTAATCCCATCCTAAGCCCTCTTAATACCCCACCCAACGGCCCGGATAGCTTATAACAGCCTCCGGGCCTATTTGTTGGGTAGGCTACTGGTTGATTTCTGGAAACAAGGCTAATGCCATTTCTTCGCCGTCGCTTGATTCGTAACCAATTGGCTTCCAAACGCTCCTGACATAATCAAAGACGCCATGAGGATCTGGATTATGTTTCTGCATGATGGCTTCGCAGTTTACATAATTCGTCGGGCATGAGTGCTCATCGAAATAGTACGATTCGTCCAATGGGTCATTTCCGCGATTCCTCGAATCATCTATCGCGCTGCCTGACACCACGAAATACACTGGATCGCCATCGGAATCGTATAGCTTGAGAAGAGATAGCGTCTCGTATTGGTTCGGGTGTGATGGACCTACAGGGATTCTCTCGGCCATTCTATTCTTCCTTCTCTGGATTGTGTGGAAAGCCCATAGTAAGATTTCCGTTATGGCCGTGAACCCGCAGCTTTAGATGCTCAGGATCGCCTTCGACAAACGGGCGGCTGATGCCCAAGGCTTCCATCATGTCCATAGCTGGCTTCATAACCGTGGAGTACATATTCCAGTCGGTTTCTGTGAGGAGGCTTGCGCCACACTTTGGGCATTCCTTCCCAACCATCTCTGCTGTAATTTCCGGCACGTCCTCGTGATGATCGCAGTTAGGCGCGTCACATTTCAGGAATTGGCTCATTATCGTCTCCTTTCAGCGGCTTGTCATAGAGGGGTGTAAGATCGGATTTCAGCGCACCAACCATCACAGTCTCCCCATTCCAGGGTGATGTGTTCGGCTAGGCTGTCGTCATCAATGACCTTGTGGGCTACGAGGAGGTCTAGAATTGCCTTCGCGCCATGATTGTCGAGGTCTGAGTTCTTCCGCCGCTTCTTTCGGCTTAGGATGATGGAGATGGAGAAAGGGCCGGTGATTGATCCTTTGCCTACGCAATCCCAACCCGCCGCGCTAGCCCATTCTCGGTAACGCTTGGTCCTGACACGCCCCCTCCCTGCCACGTTGGCAAAGAGGGAGTTCGTGCTAGGAGGATAGTGCTCGCTGGTGATTGTGACGACGCTCATCACGCCATCCCCAGAGCCGACATATAAAGCTCAAGAAGGGCTTCATTTTCCAGTCGCTCATTCGCATCCATCTTGCGGATTTTGACGATCTGGCGAAGGATGGCTGTATCGAAGCCATTTCCTTTCGCGTCGGAATAAATCTCTTTCAAATCTTCCTTGTATTCCGCAATCTCTGTCTCAACGTGTTCAATGCGTTCGATGAAAGCGCGCAGCTGATCCTGTGCGACTGAGTCTTCAACGGCCATAATGTGTTCCTTCTGAGTTTGGTTTGTGGTATGGTTCAAGTCGTGCATTGCATCGACCGTCTGGCTTCTCTTCGATGTACCAGACCTGAAACTTAGAGCCGTAGGCCGTGATGATCTGGCCCATTCGAGGCTTGGTTTTCCGGTCCAAGATATACGCAGTTCGCTCGTTTCTTTCGCAGACGTACGTATGCACTCCGCTCATTCCAAAGCCCCTTCCTTCATATTCCAAATAAACGGTATAAGTACCAACACTAGGATAAAACACAGACAGAGGCCGAATGTGGGGAGGGTCATTTGCCACCCCCATCTGTGTCCGGCATCGAACGTGCATGTTCCATTATGTCTTCTACCGCATGCTGAATTCCAAGAACCATGTCGGCTACAAGTTCGTTGTAATGGCCGCGCAGATAGCCCTCGAAGACGATAGCGGCGTCAATGACCTGTGCGGGCTGTGAGGCGCGCAAATTTGTGCCGTTAGCTTTCATCGTCTGGTACATGTTACCGTCTTTGACGATAGTTTCCTTGTGGTAAGAAACTGCCATCATTAACGCCGTTGCTCGCAGCTTCTCGTCTTTGTTGAGATCGAGAGACATATCAAGAATCTCACGAACCTGCGGCACACCCGAAATCTCTCCTGCCTGCTGAATCTCCTCGCCGTCTGTCACTTTGCAGCCTCCTTCTTTACGTCTTGGCTAGATGCCAGGATGATGCGGACTTGAGCCGCTACGGTGTGTCCATTCCTCTTTGCAATGGCGCTGACCGCCTTCCATAGATCGTCTGGCATTGTGATATAAGTTCGCATTTTCAATCCTTTCGACACACTCACCATACAGCGTCGTTTTGTTGTCGTCAAGACGTCGTTTTGTTGTTGACGGCGCATATTTGTTCTGTCACTCTGAATCTACGAACAGAGCAGCGGCTCTTGGTGGAGAGTTAAGGAGATAGAGATGATCACGAAGAACAAGCAGACCGGCAATATTTCAGAAATCCAAAAGGCTGCTGAATGGGTTCGTCATGCGAGAACTAACCATGCGCTGTACGGCGACGCTTCCTCCGAAGCGGAGCTTGTGGCGGCACTTAAGGATTTCGCGGAAGCTCAGAAGGTTTCCGACAAATGAACGTCCGCATCAGTCACATCGTCGGCAGCGGAGACTTCGAACCGCGCCTGATTATCGATGTCCCGGAGGTTCGATTGGTTCATGACCTAACCCTCCAAAGCGTAAGGGATGCAGCCATGATCCTGAACGACGAATACAAGATGAACTACCTCGAAAGCGTCTATTCCATTAAGGCCGCTATCCGAGACAGTAAGTACACTATCCCTGCTGATACTCTAGAATGGGCGAATGAGAAATGAGCGATAGGCCGTATACGGTGAGAGAAATTGATGAGCTTAGGCAGGCTTGCGAAATGCTGTGGCTGTTTGGTCCTTCGGCATTTACTCCAAGAGGATCGGGGTCCAGCAGGAGTTACCGTGATGCAGACAAGGACAAGGGCGTCGAAGAACTTGTCAGGACTTACATGATGGCCGGAATAACTGGATCAGACATTCGTAAGGAATATGAGAAATGAAGCTAAGCCAGAGACGCGCATTGGATGATATCGAGAATGATGTAAGAATTCATCGGGCTATGATTGATGCCATCACACAAATGCCGCCCATGCAGTCGTATTTAGTCATCAAAGACAAGTGCCTGAAGATTTCAGACGGGCAGGCGATGGATATCCTCGCAAAGTTTTTGGAGGGCATTGAGGCACGCGCGGCAGCTTATGGCGTGGAGATTGACGAATGACCTATCCACCCCGTCCATACAGATCAGATCGCGCCGCCCGCATCTCGTATGCACTCAATCACCGTACACTAGAGATAGCCATAGGAGTGTTGGTTGTGACTGTAGCTCTAGGGCTGTGGTTGGGAGGGGATTACTCACCGATTGAAATGTTGAAGGCCAAGGGAGGGCTTTAGAATGGGTATGTTTGATTACGTTGAGGTCGATGAGAAGCACGGCCTGCCAAAGGTCGGATATCAGTCCAAAGATTTTGACTGCGAGATGACGACTATCCGAATCTCCGAAAAGGGCAGGCTTGAGATTGAGCGCGGCGATTATGAGCCTGTTCCGAAGGCTGAGCGCCCATACCCAGATGATGATGGTTTTCTGGGGATGATGGGAAGCATGCGCAAGGTGAACAGCCGATGGGAGGACTTGAACCACCATGGAATGTTCAACTTCTATGGCAATGACGGCCTCAACTTTGATGGGGAATGGTTCGATTTCGACGCAAAGTTCACGGATGGCGATCTGGTCGAAATTACCCGAAACAAGGAGGACTGGGGATGACACGCATCGATACAAACAGACTACGTGATATGGCGCTGCGTCAGAAGCTGGAGGGGATTGCTCAAGCAATTCTGCACCATAATACGCAATACCAAGCTATCCCCGGATATCCAAACTGCGAGGAATACAGGGAAATGTACCTCCAGTATCTTCTTGAGGATTGCCAGAAGATGCAGGAGGCCTTGAATGGCTCGGATTGATCTGGACGTTCATTTTCTAGAGCAGGAAATCGTCAAGCTTGTTGCCGAATTCCCTGAGCTTGCGGAAGACGACGCGTTAAAAGCTGATGTGATCGAAGGGCAGCTAGACGTTGAAGCTGTCATGACTCGCGTACTATCGCATCTTTTCGAGGCTGAGGAAATGCTTGACGGCATGAAACCGCGCTTTGAGGATTTGAGCGAGCGTAAGAAGCGCTGGGAGCGACGGAAGGAGTTTTGCAGGACATTGGCCCAGCGGGTGCTAGAGGCGTCTGGTCGCCCGCGCATCGACCTTCCTGAGGCCTCTGTGTCGAAACAGGCGGGCAAGGAAAGCGTGGAGATCACGAACGTTGATGACCTCCCGCAGGGTACATATGCTACCGAACGCAAGCCAGACAAGAAGGCTATTGGCGAGCAATTGAAAACCGGGAATGATGTTCCTGGAGCCCGCCTTGTGATGGGCGCGGATGGGGTGAGGATAAACACGAAGTGATAACACATAGCGAAAGCATCAAATCAATCGCAGCCGCCCTATTCACATTCCAAGGGGCTGTGGATGGCGTCGAGAAGAACAAGGTCAATCCGGGATTCAAATCCCGATACGCCAACCTAGAGGCCGTGCGCGATACAGCCGTTCCAGAGTTGCAGAAGGTCGGCCTGCTCTACACCCAATCTCCCGGCGCGATTGTTGATGGAGTAATGGCTGTCACGACCATGCTCATTCACGCCGAAAGTGGCGAGTGGATGAAGTTTGAGGGCGATATTGCCTTGGGCAAGCGCGATCCTCAGGGTGTCGGCTCTGCGATCACGTATATGCAACGATACTCGCTTATGGCGGCTCTTGGGCTTCCTCCGGTGGATGATGACGGGGAAGGAGCAATGGAGCGGACGCCGCCTAAGCTTACTCCCTCCAAAGCCCCTACAAGGCCCGTAGAGAGCCCCAAGACATTTGCCGCCTATGGAGCCACGATTACGGCGGCAAAGACGCCTGATGCCCTCAAGGATGCGTTCGCGGCTATATGGAAATCATCTCTGTCTCAGGAAGACAAGGATACACTCAAAACGGCTTACGAGGCGAAGAAGGTCGAACTAGCCAGCGGTTATGTCGCTCCAGACTTCAGCAACATGGGAGATGGGCAATGAAAACCCTAGCTGATCAGGCGTTCCTAAACGAAGCCCTAGAGGCATTGGAGAAGTGCCATACTGAGCCTGCGCTGGTGGAGTTCGACAATCTCTACACCTGTACGGAGCAGTATCTGCATCTGCCTATCTCGATGGTTGATGAGTTGGAGGCGGCTTATCGCAAGCGGGTGGCTCATGTTTTGGGAGGATTGGCGTGATGGTTGAGAAACTAGCAGCACTCAATGTGGCAGGTTGGTCCGACTTCAGCATGAACGATAAGCCTCGCTGCCCGCACTGTGGGGATGATTTTGACATTCGCGAGAATGAGGAATGGCGTCTATATGACGAGCAAAATTCTCACGATATCGAGTGTCTGGGTTGCCATATAAGTTTCCGCGTCAATAGCCATGCCAGATGGTCGTTCAGCACTGATGAGCAGGACGATGACTGATCGTGTTGTCGAGACAGAACAAGACCGGGTGATGCTGGTAAAGTTCATAGGAATGCAGGCACTCCCGTTCACCGCTTCCATTACCAAAGGCAAGCACCGGACGGACAAACAAAATCGCCTTCAGCGAACGTGGATTAATGAGCTTGCAGCCCAGCTAACGGACAGCCCTGCGGAGTACTGGCGCGGATATTGTAAGCTTCATTTCGGTGTGCCGATCCTACGCAATGAGAATGAGCATTTCTGCGCGGTTTATGACCGGCTCATTCGCCCGTTGGATTACGAGGCCAAGATTGAAATGATGATGGTGCCGATTGATGTGGCAGTTACCAGGATCATGACCACGAAACAAAAGACCGCGTACCTTGATGCGATCTACAAGCAGTTTACGGGGCTAGGGATTGTCCTTACAGACCCGAACGGATGGAATTGAGAGGACGAGGGAATGAAATGGACGCCGTTTGATATCAAATTGATCCTGCATTTCTATAGCAACTACGACAAATTCCCCAGCGCCCATTCACCAATTTATGTGGAACGCGTGCGGGCTTTGCTCGATAATGGACTAATTCAGTACTCTGAGGGAGTGCCAAAAACTACCAAACTCGGAGACGCATTCATAGATTTACTTCTTTCCACGCCCATTCCAGAGATTCGATACGTCGATCCAAGACTGCCTAAATGATCCGATCCAAGAAGATATTGCGGCATGCTCGTGGGCAACCTTGCCTCCTTGCCCTACCTGGATGCAACTGCGACCCCGAAACCACAGTGTTCGCTCATCTCAACGGCGGGGCTTTCGGAAAGGGCATGGGGCAGAAGGCTTCTGACATAGCGGGTATGTTTGCCGGATTTCAGTGCCATTCGCGTTATGACCTCTGCCAGACCGGGCTACCCGAGGCAGAGCTAAACGCCGCACTCCTCAAGGCCGTCATAGCCACATGGGAAATCCTCATTCGCGATGGGATTATCATAGTCCCCATAGACGTTGAGCCCGCACTCAATGATCGCCCTATAAAGCCGCGCAAGGCCAAGGAGGATAGGGCCAAGATTGCAGGTAGAGGGTTTCCGAAGGTATCGCGTAAATTTGGAAGTTGACTAGCCCGGCAATGTCTGGCACTCATTAGTCACCAACCGGAGGGACTAACCAATGATTTCGAAGAGTGACGCTAGACTGGATATTCGCCTCCCCCTTGATCTAAGGCGAGAGGTCGAGCTTGAGGCTGAGAGAGTTAGCAGAACTAAGGCTAATATCGTCATCTTCGCCCTCAGGGCATACTTCAACAAGAAGGAGCAGGCAGAATGACCGAGGGGATGAAAGAGAAAGAGACGTTTGGAGACTGGCTCTCAACCTTTACCGCAAAGGCGATTGTCTGGGGGATTTTGTTCCTTGCTCTGCCTTGGATAGTGATGTGGTTTTCGACCTATATTGACTGGGTACGGGAGATTGTTAAATGACCGCTCGCAAGCCAATCACAGAGCCAGCTATCGCCGTTGACGTTGAGTTCGGCAACCTCATCACTAGCCGTCACGATCAGGCTGTATCAGAGCGTCAACGGCTGGAAGGACAGCGCAAAACACGGCAGGAGTACTATGCTCGTGAACGCCAGCGCCTAGAAGCCACAGAGGCTCAGGAAATGGCGTCTCTCGGCGCACAGATCGGCATGCATACGAACATCATAGACATGTCCCTAGCCGCCCTTAATGTGGGCAAGGATGAACTGTCTGAGGGTATTAGATTGGTGGTGGGGAAATGACCGATGGGAACAGGGCCGGGGCAGCACGCTCGTAACGGGCGGAGCCCACACGCGGGGCGTCGTAAATGGCTTCGGAAGTGGAGCAAGCGATCTAAGCTGGCTAGCATTCCGGGGCATCCAACTAAGCCACCACAGACACGAAGGCGAGAATGGTGATGAATAATGTTGTTAGGTTTGAGGGGATTACGACGCTACCAATCTCCCCAGACGATATCTTGGACGGCTGCAAAGGCCTATATGGGCGCGTGATCGTTATCGGTGTGGATGAGGCGGGCAATCAGCACCTACACGCATCCGAAGCCGATATGATCGTTTGTAATTTCGATCTAGACAGGGCGAAAGCTTGGATCATGCGGGAATGTATGGAGGTCAAGGAATGAGCTTTAACTATTGGACTATGCGCAACACCACACCCTATCAAAAGCCAATCAAGCGCGTGATAGAGGTGAAGAACAGATCGTATGATAGGCAGATGGGATGGGCGAAATGAGTGAATGGCAACCTATAGAAACGGCTCCTAAGGACGGAACAGGCATTCTCGTCTGCGATGCTGCGATTGCGGGCGGCTCGATGAATGTCGTCAGCTACACGAATGAAGATTGGCCGCAAGTATGGGAGACGCAGGAGTTTTCCGTTTACCACGTTGACGCATTCACTCACTGGATGCCACTGCCGGAGCCCCCAAGATGACCCCATCCACCACCCTCGCTCTCCTAGCCGCTTTATACCATTACAAGGATATCAATGAACCGGAACGATTGCGCGAAGATATGGGGCCTGTTGGTCATAATGGTAGTGGCGCTGGTGATGATTGCGGCGTTCTAGAAAATGCGGCTGAAGAGCTTGCTGACGAACATCAGGATAGGCTCTAGAGCTTTGCTAGAGGCGATGAGAGCGCCAATGATGATACCCACAATCATCTGCCCCCAACGGCTTCTACGCCCCTCTACTGCGGGCGTGGTTGCTCCTCTGGAAAACAACCAAAGCCCAACGAACTGCAAAAACACCATCGCAGAGTAAACGTGCGTATCAGTCAGCCACTCTGCGGCGGTTACGTTCCTTGTCATTATCCCATATGTCCGCATGAGGATAACAGATAGGAATACGGCAAAGAGGCCCATGAGACCCAAAGACGCGCGGTCACGCTGCCCAGACCAGAAGGCCCCCCAAGTCTCCCCAGCGATCATCCAGAATGCCGAAATGGCGAAGACCAGCATAAGGAGGCTTACGAGGTCTAGCATCCGGTCATGGGAGATGAATATAGCAGGGACGATATAGGCAGCGCACAAGATCAAGAAGGCGGCGAGATTGCGGACTTTGGAGTTTTCAGTCACTTCGCCTGCCCTCATCAATCTTCAAAAACATGTCGTTAAGCATGTCGCTGACTGGATGTTCCAAAGCGCGTTCTGATAGGCGCTCGGTAAGTCTAGTTCTCTTGCGGTCATTTTTTATCACAGCTTCAGCAAGTTCGCCACGGGCAAGACGCGCTTGCTCATCTAGCATCTTATCACGCTGCCATGGAAATCGGATCATTATTGACCCCTGCTCTGCTGCGCTCGTGCTACGATGACCCATTCTTTAAGAAGTGCTGTTTGCTCCGACATACGCTGTTCTGTGTTCTCTAGGTTGTCCGTGGACTTCGACACAGCTTCTAGCGCTATCTTGGTATCGTTGATCTGCTCTTTACGAATGACGTCTTTGTCCGCGTAGAGCTTTATGATGTGGCGGACGCAGAACATGAGAGCCAGCGTCAGAAGCGCCGCCACGCCCCATGGGCCGGCCTCATAAGCGGTTTGGATAGATACCGCGTCCACAGCCTATAGGTGTCCGGTCAAAACCAAAATGAGCAAGACAAGAAGCAGTGCGCCGACAAGACCAGATGGCCCGTAGCCCCAAGACGCGCCGTTGAACACGGAGAGGATGAGACCAACGAGCAGGATGATGATTAGGATGGTTACGATGCTCATGGCTATTTTCCTGTCAGGATTTCAATGAGGCTCTTGCGGCTGGAAACGTGCTGCACAGCGTCCTTAACCTCTTTCTCCTTTGCGGGAGCCAGCGTGTTGGTTACGAGCTTGCCATTCTCTTCCACCACTGCCTGAGGCTTCACGGTGGCGCGGAACGAGATAATTTGCGACCAGACAAGCACCAGGAACGGGATGAGCGAACCAAGAGTGATATCCTGCCAGTTGCCCTCTACAAGCCCGCCTATGAGGCTCTGCTGCGAGGGCGTGAGGTTGCTGTAGAACCAGAGCAGCCCGCCCACAAACGTTCCGATCCAACCGCCGTAATCCAAGACGCGACGGATGGCCCACTGCACGGCGACATTGTTAAGCATCAAAAAATCCTCGCGTTAATTAGGATAACAGCGCCGACCACTACGGCAGCAACGATGACCAGAGCAATCCAGTTCACGCGCCATTTATTTTGCTCAGGCAACGGCTCAACATGGATGGGCATATCAGGAGGCGTGTAGGGTTTGGGCGGAGCGTCGTGATCATCTGGCAGATCAATGGGGACAGGCTTTGGCGCGGTCTTCTCCATATCCCGCAATCGCATCAACAGAGCGGCCACACCAAGTTGCTGATCGACATGGTTGGGGTCGTACTTGCCATCAGCAACGTACTTGCCTTTGACGTATTGATCGGTTCCACTCCAGAGGTACGGAGATGGCAGGCCCTTATTTTTGTAGCCCATTCCATTATAGCGCTCCAGAATGTCGAGAGTGCCGCCAATGGACCAATCCTTGTTCTTCGCAGCATAGGGCGGGCAAACTACCAGAGCATCAATAGCGGCCTCTTCCCATGTAGAGAACGGACCGCGCCCCTTGGGGACTAGAGTTGTGAGTTTCCCGGAGCCGATTATCTTCTGGCCGTTGTGCAGGACGCCTTTGAAGTCGCCAGAGGATTCACGGTAGTGGATAACCCCGATAACGTCCCACGGAACGCCTGTGGCGTTGGAGACAGCCTCGTAGCGCTCGCGATGGGCTTCGATCTTGGCTGCTTGTGCGTTGATCGCGGTGCTGCGGGTGAAGCGGGCAACTTCCCAGCGCTCAGCGTTAGTCATGCCATGATCTCCTGAACTTCCAAGAAGGAGTTGATGACTCCGCCATAGTACCGAGCGATCGCCCCATTAAATCTGAGAGTCCCACCGATATTTGCGCCCCCACGAATGCGGAAGGTAGTAGAGGTTACTGCTCCGGCCTTGACTGCGACGTTCACCAGAGAATCGCCACCACCACCACCAAGAACGAGATAGATGCTGCTGGCCGTAATAGCGTTCGCTGTAGCATCCCTGAACAGCGCATTCGTCACGAATGCCCCGTCAACCGTGTGGTTGTAGAACGCCTTTGAAGAGACGCTAAGAAGGTTTGGAGCTTGAGCGGGCGAGATCGCAACCGTCATGAACTCGGTCCCCTCAGTGATCTGGGGAATTGTATCATCAACAGGCGTTGTGACTGTACCGGAACCAAGGCTAGATGCCGTGGTGCGCCTGATCTGAATGGTCTCCCCGGGCTTGGCAATACCGGGCTCCATCAACTGGATGGTGGTTGGTGCAATGGCCCATGTTCCAGCCGTTACCAGACCCGCAGCCCAATCCATATATCCAAGGATCGTCATGGCCTTATCAGTGATAGCCGTTGCCGTGTAAATGACCTGAGCGCTATCAGCAGTACCGGCCCCACCTTCAGCGGTGGACGAATAGATACCGTCCCTCAAAGGGTATACGTCTTGAGAGGACAGCACGTTCACCGCACCGAGACGGAATGTTCCGCCATCGTTAAAGCCAACAATCCATAACCGCCCCGCCGACGCACTGGTGAAGCCCATAGTCGAGCCCGAGGATATCACGAGCGACGTTGCGGCGGTTATCGAGAGATTGGTCGATGTTCCCGCACCAGGTGTAACATTGCGGAAATTGATATTGACGGCATTGGATGCAGAAGGATCATTACCGTCAGCGCCCTTTAGGGCAATTGTCAGGGCATTGGCTGCGACAGATGCGGCAAGTCCGATATTCCCCCCTACATCTGTGGTCAATGCTAGCGTTCCGCTCGCTGCGGGGAGGGTGTAAGTCCGCGTAGTAGTGGTAGGGATGCCAGCCGCACTGAACACGCCAACTTTGGTTGGGTCTGTGCTATTCTTGATGCCAAAGCTGTTATCTAGGGGCTTTCCATCCGATACCCCAGTACCACCGTACTCAATAGGCTGGATGGTGTTGAAGATGTTATAGATATCGTTTACCGTCGCATTCCAGACAGAGGACTGGATAACGTCGCCGGGGTTCTGAGGAACCGCGCCCGGAACTGGAGATGCAACTACGGGGCCTCTGGGCATTCAACTTCTCCGAACGGTGTTCTATGATTGTATAAGAAATAGATCGTATAGGCTAGCGCAGATGGCGCTCATAATATACGCCGCCCGTCTCGTTTGAGGTAAGTCTTCCGCTTCCGTCATTGGTGAACCCAGCAATCTGCATTGGGGCCGATTGCCCTCCCCTTACATTTGCACCATCGACAACTACGCGAAGCGGGGGAGCGGACGCAATTGGCAAACCGTATTGCGGAGCCTGTCGCACTTGCGGAAGCATCGGAGCCATAGCCTGATTGACACCACGGGCCAGCGGTGCTGCTCTACGGGACTGAAGCATAGACGACGCCATTAGAGGCATTGGCGCTGATTGGCGAGGGGGAATAGAGCCAAGAGAATTAAGTGCCGCAAAGTGCTGCCGCGTCAGACCCGATGGACCATTAATCCCGATATCATAGTTTTGTGCAGCAACGCCGGGAGCAAGCCTCGCCTGCGACAGAGGTGGACTACGCTCAACATAGCTCTGATTAGCCAGAAGTGCAGCCCGGCGAGCGGCATCCTGAACAAGTGCAGGGCGGTTTTGCACGGGAGGGCTGCGCTCCACATAGCTAGGGTTTGCCATGAGTGCGGCGCGTCTTGTGGCCTCCACCATCGCGCTCTGATTGTTCCCGGTCATGGGTATCGACTGGACAGATCGTGTGGCTGGAGGAGCGCCAATTCCAGATGTTGGGATCGTCTCGATGGTTTCGCCGGGAGTGCGACGAATGGCCAAGTCGAGTGATTGTGTTACGGGGTATGGCGTCACCTGCGCATTCCGTGCCGAACTGCTCATGATGGGATTACGCATCTGGGCAAGATCGGGCGACTGCCTTGCAGGGGAAACATTCCGTACTGATTGACCGGCTAAACGCGCCATTGCCGATTTCAACGCATCCGATCCGCTTGATGGGATAAGAGAGCGCTGCGATGATAGGGCATTGGATTGCGTTGCGGGACGCGCATACGTTGGACGGACTGTATCGGTCAGGCTGGCGACCTGATTAGGTATTTCACCGGGAGGAATTGGGCGCGAAGAATAGTAATTGTGCCCACCAAACTCTCCCGTTGGCGTCATTCCCCTAGCCCATGAAGGCTGCGAGATAGTGCCGTGAGCGTAATAGTGATCAGCGCCGCCCGTAGGGTCGCCCGGTTGCTGAGCAAGTCGCCAAGCCGCCTCCGCTGCTGAACGCATAGACCCCATTTGCTGGGCTTGCCTAGCAGCAGGGCCGGGGTTTGAATATCCGGTGTACTGATAGGGCTGCTGGACAACTTGCTCAGGGCTAAGGCCGCGAATGGCCGAGCGGTTGAGAATCGTCTCGGCAACCCGGCGCATGGATTCCTCACCCTGTCCGCCCGCTTCGGCAATCAAGGTGTCGATGATGGATTTTGCGATTTCATCGACCATTGACGGAAACCTTCATGCCATCGATATTGAGCGAAAGGAGATTGAGATGACACAAACGACTAAAGAGCCTGTATTTCAGCCCGGAGGCCTTATGCGCCTCGCAGTGATCGTTACGACCTTCGCCGTCTGTTACGGATTTGGTTACTGGCTCTACCATCTTAAGCCCCTCATTTAGACCCAGCGATATATCGTTGAGTTGAGAGAGAAGCGGGAAGAGCTGCTTGATTTACGCCGCCTGCCAGAGCGAGAGCAACTGCGTCATTCTGAAAGGTCTGATTTCCCAAAGCGCTGAGAATAGCCCAGTTCGAATGAGCGTCCGGGCCACGAGCTACCAGCATCCGTGCGATCTGGTTGTTAATATCGTCGGCCCGCCCGGACACGGCATCGTCAGTCATACCAGTGAGGGCTTGGATAACCCTCTGCCCAGCGTTGACCGGGCTCCCGCGCCTCAAAGCGTCAATGGGCCCATTACCCCCAGCCATGTCCTGAATGACTTGCTTCTGGTTGGCGCGAGCAAATGTCTGGCTATTGTTGGCAACGGATGCTGCCAACTCAAAGGACATTCCTGCACGGTCTAGCTCTCGGAACAACTGATCCGAGAGGTTTTTCCCGATTGCAGCCTCAATCTTTGTGCGGGTTGATCGATCAGATAGACTGACAAGCGCTTTGGCAGCTTCTCTCGTTTCTGTGTCTGGATTGCCTAGGGTTCGCTTAACGCGAGCCATCAGGTTATCAATCTGTGTGCGCAGGCCGGTAGCGATCCCTTGCCGCTCTCCATCACTTAGATTCTTGGACTGACGGATAACATCGTCCATTGTGAGGCTTGGGTTGAGAATGTCCGCACCGAGCTTAACGGCCTGAGAGCGCTTTATCGCGTCTCCAGCCGTGTCGAGAGCAACACGATACTCAGGGACATGATTGCCAAGAACAGTTCGGATATTGCCCGAAAGCTCTTGCAGGCTCCCACCGATATCGGTCTGCCCGCCAAGCGCACCCATGCCGATACCCGCCTCTGCCTCCTGATTAAGGGCGCGAGTGATATAATCGATCTGCCGAACGTCAGGCTTAGTGAAATAGGTGACAGTTCCATCATCTGCTACATCAGCCAAGATTTGAGAGCTTTTCTCGCCCCTAATCTTCATGAGGGTGTTGGCGCGATCAATTGCCGACTTTGGAACCCGTGTTAGAAGGTCATCAAGAAGATACCCGGCCTCGCTGGAATAATCGATAGGAACAGCATCCGCCGCTCTATATGCAGCGCCGCGATCCCCTGCGGTTTCGGCTGCGATACGAGCGCGGGCCGATGTTATCCCTTCAGGCAATCCTAGCGTATTATCAAGGGCGTCCGAAATCGCTGCGCTGTCTACGCCCAAACGGTCTTGGATCGCATCTCTTGCCGTTCTTCCAGCCGCCCCGCTAGACTGAATAGCAGTATCTAGCATGGTGCGCGTTGATGGCGCGGCATCGACAAGCATGCCTTGCCCACCCGCCGCATTCATCCGGGCAAGCCCCTGAGGCGATAGCGCATCATCGGCAGCGAGTGCTTGCTGAAGATAACGGGCGACCCCTGGGTCAATCCCAGCCTTGGTTGCGGCGGCGTTTCTAGAAAAGAAGTTCGCTGCATTTCCATACGCAGAACCAGCGGCATTTGCGACAGTAGGACCAAAGCGCCCCAATACTGTACCGATCCCGGCCCCGATAGCTCCGCCCTCATTCCGCTCAGCCATTCCACCGTCTGTCGAACCAAACCCGCCTAGATAACCCAAGCCCGCACCGCCAATGACAGCATTAGCCATTGTCTGAGGCGATGTTAGGCTTGCTTGGGCGGGTATAACCGCGCCAGCCGCACCTCTTGCAGGCCCAAGAACAGAAAGACCGCCCACAACATCAGCAACATTAGCGAACCCGCCTAGCTGCTCTCTTCCAAGGTCGCGGCGCGCTTGCTCTAACTCTGAATATTGTCCATACGCATCACCGAATCCGGGGGCCGATTCGTCTCCCATCCAGTTGCGGACTTGCGAGCCGAGAGCGCCCATTCCTGCACCGATTTCGTCTGTAAACCCGAAGAGCTGACTATTCTGGGCAACACCTTGAAAGCCCTGAGGGGCAAGGAACTTTGAGGAGTAGTCCTGAAACTGTTCGCGGCTCATATCCCCAAACTGAGACTGACGTACTGTTTCTAGAGCGCCCTTATATCTATCCTCTGTGGATGGAGGAGGGCTACCCATCTGCGATTGAAACGCAGACAGTGCCGTTGCTTCGTCAGGAGCCTCTACCTCGTAACGCGAGCCATCAGGCGCTGTGATTTCAAACTTCGCCATTAGTCGAGCCTGCGAATTGTAACGCCTGGAGGTAGTGCTTGCTGGCCGGTGGGTGTATCTCCGACCCTCTGGCGGAATGGCGTAACCGGGTTCTGAAGCGAATTGATCTGTGCACGCATGTTGGCCTTGATCCGCGCTCTCTCTTGTGGATCGGTCGATTGTTCGGCTTGTGCAAGGCCTTCCTGCGTAATGCGAGCAAGCTCCATGTCATAAGCATTGATGGCCTTGAGGGTGTCTATGATAAGCTCATTACCTCCCGGCTGATTGATGATGCGCGGCAGGCTGGCCTTGAAAATCTCAAGGTCGCGATCCGACATTGGGCCAGACCCCGGCTGACGCTGTTCCGGAACCATCTTGTTAATAAGTGCTTGCGCAGCCTGAACGCCCGATGCGCCCCCAAGATCAATGCCGAACTCGCCAGCCAATTGAGTTGCTGCACCATCCATGCCGGTGGGGCTGTTAGCGAGAAGTCCTTCAAGGGTCTGAATTTGCCCAAGGTTACGAGCCGCGGTCTGCCCACCCGTGAGGAACCCTGAGAAGATTTCGCCTTCAGCCGCACCAAGACCGCTAAAGAAGTCGTTATTCGTTCCGGTATTCACCGTAACCAACGAGCTATCGTCGCCAAGCGTTTCGCCATAAGCTGGAATGGCCTGACCAAGCTGCCAATTCTGGAAATCAGTTGGCGCGTTCGGATCATATAGCTGCGGCTGCGGATTTCGCATACCCTCCGTCTCCATCTGCAACTGCTCTAGTTGTAGCTGATACATCGGGTCAGAGCGCTCTAACCCCTGATTGAGCAGAGCAGAAGCGATGGAGGTTTGAGCAGGACTTGCCCACGCGCTATCCGGCGATGTTAGAGCAGCCATGATGGTGTTAGGATCGGAGTTGATGGCAAGATCGGCAAAGAGCGAGCCTGCACGTTCACGGCCTGCCGTTTCAGCATCCGACACGCGCCCCTCAAGAACTGTACCGCTGAGAGCCGCCGCAACATCTGCAAGGCCCTGCCCCCAATTCTGAGCGGGAGTAGCAGATTGAGCCATAAGGGCTTCGGCAATAGCGCGTTTGCGGGCTGCTTGTTCGGGTGAGGTGATTGCCTGATTGCCGGACCATTGGAATGGTGCAAGTGCCATTTAGCCCACCTTATCGTACTGGACGCGATAGAACCCATCTGGGCCCATCGTAACCGCTTCTGGATGGCTTTCGAGCAAGTCCTGCGCGATATAGCCAATCTGTGTTGGGCCACCATGTTTGTAGGCGAATTTGTAAATTGGGACGCCCGAATCTGTCTGGCCGATCCGCACAATATCTTTCTTGGCTCTCCGATCAGAGAGAAGCGGGATGAGCGATGCGCCAGCGGAGAATAAACCGCCTAAGGTCTGCTGGCCTGCATTGTACCCGGCCATTTCTTGCTGATAGCCTGCGTTGGTAATACCAGCAACATCAGTCCCAGCAACCCCTGTCTGCGCTGTATTGGCAAACTGAGGCTGGGAAATCTGGTTCTGACCGGACAGTGCGAGGATTTCGTTTAGTGGCTGAGAACGGATAGCCATCTGGCTCTGAAGCGCGGAACCAAAATTATTGAGATTTGCGTTATTGTAGGCACTAGATCGGCTCTGAGCGAACTGATCACGAGCGTCATTATAGGCCGTCGAGCCGGGACGCATGCCGCGATTAACAAGGTCGGTTTCGTTCTGCTGTGCCAGCCTGTCCCATTGAGGGTTGAGGTTCTGCGCTGTCAGATCGTTGAGGTAAGTTTGTTGTGCAGACCAGTCCAATGGCTTGTTAAGCAGACCCGATAGCCTACCGCTCTGCTCTTGAGCGAGATTGGAAAGGTTCTGCTGTGTCGCTTGGGAACTAGCTAGAAGCTGTTGCCCTGGAGCGGACAAGCTCTGAGTGGCTGAATAACGCGGAGTTCCATCTGACCATGAACCGATCTGCTCATAGTTAAGCTTATTGCCCTGAGCGTCGGTTTGGTTGACCATATTGAGGCCCGCCGTCGCAATGGCAGTCTCTCTATTGCTTGCCGTCTGCTGCTGAATTGTGTTTGCCGTATTCGGCGCACTAGGAGCTTTACCGATTTCTACCTCCTGTTAAACCGGCTGGAGCGCCATTGATCGTCTGTAAGGGTGCAGATAACTTCTGCTTCATGCCTACCACGCAAACGTGGGATTGTACATAAATCGAAGCCAAATCGCTCTGCAATGTTCAGCATTCTCGAATTGTGCTCGCTGACGCGCATCACCACCATTTGGCATTCGAGCAGTTCAAAGACATACCTGAATATGGCGCGGATCATTCGGCGGGTTAGCCAGCCAGGATGAGTGCAGGCGCTGGTCATCTCGATAACGCCCTCTTTGGGGTAGTAGTTATGAAATGCGGTGCCGCCGACAATCTGGCCTTTATCATAGACGCCGAACGCGGCCATGAAATAACCAGCAAACCCGGACTGCCCTAGCTGAGATGCTACCCATTCCCCGACCTGCTTGTCACAGCCAAAGACTACATGCATTAAACCACCAACCCGCCTTGCTCGACGGTTACGTTGAGGCTGATGATTTCCACGTTGGGAGTATTGGGAGAGCCGATAGGCATCTGGAGGCCTGTAGAATGTACGCGGCCAGCCAATGCTCCCTGTGGTGTTACCCAATAGGTTGTCTTTGGCGTTTGGATGGATGCTCCGTCATAAATGGCGGTATCGAATTGTCCAATATCGTAGACCGATTCAGGAGCAGTCTCGCCCTCAACGTTCGGAGGGCTTGGGAAGTTAATGGTGTAGTCTACAAAATTAACCATGCGGACCGCAACGGGATATGTCGTCAGGAACTCCCCACGCACCTGCTTGAGCGTCTTGACCGTGCCAAACGCGCCCATGTGGTTCCACGACATTGCCATCTGCATTGTGTAAGGAACGCCGTTGTCATAGCCACCCACCTCAGCAATCCGAATGGTCCCATCGTTGGAGCCGTAGAATAGCTGGTTGTTATGGATGGCAAGGCATCGCATATCGAGGCCGGTGTATCGACCCCATGCGCCTGTCTGGAGATTCTTGACGAAATTGATTGGAGGGGTGGCCGTCGAAACCAGCGGCACATTCACATAAGCAAGGCCCTTTGTTTCCCACTTCAGGCATTCCCATGGCACAGTGCGACGGCGACCAGCCTCTAACGTCCAGTCTGGCTCAATAGCTGACGATAGAGCATCAATGGACAATGCTGCCGGGTCTTTGACGCGAATGGCAGACACAGCCACCCAGCCGCGCTCCGTGAGGATAGCAATATCGCCACCAGCCTTCATCCATCCATTGATCCCAAGCGGCTCTGGGCCTTCTGCAACGCCTGCCAATGTCCAGTCAGTACCACCAGGGAACGAGCCCTGAAAGATTGCCAATTCCCCTTCTGTGGACACAACCACCAGATAGTCATTGAGGGAGTTCGAACCCGATTCGCTGGACCATGTGCAGGTGAAGAACACCGCACCGCCCTTACGGAATATGCCCGCAAGATTTAGCTGAGACGCTACACCGCCAATCGAATCCACCGGGAGATAGTGAACCACAAGGCTGTTCTTCTCCACAAAATAGAGCCGGTTGCGGTAGACATTCACATGGCTAAACGTTGATGTTGTCGCCCCTGTAATAGCCGGGACAGATACCCCGTTTATTGGGGTTGCCACCGTCCCATCATAGAGCAACGCCTCGTCCGTGCCATTCACCCAATAGGCGAAGTAGCCGCCCGATGTGGCAAACTGGGCTGATGCGTAATAATTCGAGGTTTGGCTTGTTACTAAGGCTACAGGCGGGATATCAGGATCAACGACCGTTGTGATGGGAAAGATAGAGCCATCCGAGGAGGCGAATATCTGCGAACTCATTGCGCCTTGATAGGTCGGCAGGCTTTCGACTGGCTCGGCCCCGACCGTGGCATATATCTGGTTTCCACCACGCGGCTTGACGCCCTTAGTCGTGGGATACCCATTGTCCAGAACAATGCACGTACCCTTCTGTGAAGCCGCAAGGTTCTGCGCTGTTACCCACCCACCCAAAGGCGCGGGATAGGCCTCAGGCGTAGCTACAGAGGCTCTGTTCTGCCTGCGGGATAGGGCTGCATCCATACGGCTCATGGGAAGGTCTGCCCATTGCGATTATAGAACCCGCTGCGAGAACCCGAAATAATAGACTGGCGAGCCCCGGTATCTTTCCACGTTGCCTTCCCCATCGCTTCCTCATACTCGGCAAGTTCTGATGCGTAATCCTGCTGCTGCTGTTTTTTCCAATTCCAGATGATGCACAGAGTCAACAGCCGCTCATCGAGCGTGAAGGTGTCACCATCTGAGGTGAAGCGCGGAGCCGTACCGTTCACGATCCAATTGGAGACGTAAAAGTATTGAAGGTTCTGGCCTACAGCGAGCGTGGGGCGAATGTTGAGATTGCCACCGAACAGGGACCATCTCGGCTCCCACGGCTCTAGCGTGTAGGTTTCCATCTGAAGCCACTGGTTAACGTCCGCGACCTGCTGAGACGGATACCAGGTAAACGATTGGCTCCAGAGATTAGCGTCTTTGACCATGCGGTCGTAATCATCTGGCAGTGAGAATGCAGTTAGCGCCCCATCACCGTTGATCGTGGCAACCTTCTTGAGGCGCTGCCAATCATAGGCTTCCATGATCTGAACGGCACACTCATTCACCGTGGACTGCATCATCTGCCACGTGCGTTCGGTGGATGAGAAGAGAACTGAAGGGTATGGAAGGCCAAGGCTAAGACTGGCGTCTTGGACAGATGAGAGAACGCTCAATGCATTGGCCTTCCGTTATTTAGGCAGCTTCGGTTAGTTCCGAAGAGATGCGCTGAAGGGTTTCGAGGGAGGGATTGCCAACCGGGTACTTGCCGGTCTTGGCCTTGATATCCTCACGCAGACGGGTGTATTCGCCCTCATTGGATACCGGCTGCACGATCTGAGCGGAGAGCATAGCGCGAAGCTCGGCAAGCTCACGCTGCATCTCGACAACCTTGTCATTAGCGCCGGTTTCCTGACGCTTCTGAAGGTACTGCTGGGCGAGCGATTTAAGCTCATAGCCCTTACCGCCAAGCTTTGGAATGTTGCGATCATCAAGGTTAGCCAGCGCCTCGACGCTGTAAATCTTGAGCATGCGCAGTTCGGAAATGCGCGATGGGTTGAGGAACGGAGCTTCTTCGAGGGCCGTGCCGTCTGCCGTCTGCGACTTTCCATCCTTGAACTGAGCATACTGATCAGGCCAGCGCATGGCGTAGGTGATTTCTTCTAGGCCGTCGCGTACCCAAAGGTCTTTGGCGCGGAATACGGGGCCGAAGCGCGTTTCGCCTGCAATCTGCACACGAACACACTCTTCTCCTTCGTGCATGAAGAAGAAGGGGACGATGACAGATTGTGCGCTTGGGTCGAACTTAGGAAGAAAGGGGTCCATTGGGATTCCTTGATTAAAGGTGCAGAAGAAAGCGGGAGCCGAAGCCCCCGCCTAATGGTTTAGAGAGCGATCTGTCGGAACCAAGTCCATGCATTGATGGGAATGGCTGCAACAGTCGTCTCGTAAGTACCAGCGCCTACTGCTGCTACCCAAGTGGTTTCGTTGATGATTACGTCCGTACCAGCAGTTGCGATAGCCGCGCCCGCTTTTGCAAAGACATACTTGTGGCCGTCAGAGCCGAGAACAGCAGCACCAGGAAGTGGGCTGTCAACGCCAGTGAGATCGAACCAAAAGTCAGTATCAAACTGCTCAAGGTCAGGGCCAAGGCTAGGAGTAATGCGGAAAACCATGATTCAAATCTCCTATCAGGGCACGGAATCGTACAAGCGCCAGGAGTACTGAGGATCACCCAATACAAGCTGGCCCATCCACACCAAGAAGTTTGCGATGGCATCTTGGTTGATTGGCATCTGACCGTCGCCATCAAACAGCATGTCCATGTTACGATCCGGGTGCTGATAGAGGTACAGCGAGGACGAATCGAGGCCATAGGTGGTGTTTGCAGGCATTGCCGAACGGATACCGGCAGCCGGGATAACTTCGGCCACAAAGCCCGCACCGGCAAATTCAAGGGCCGGGAAGCCAAGGCGACCAACGCGGCCCTGAGTGGTGATGCGCTGATGGGCAACAAGCGACTGCGAGAACGCCGTAAAGTGTTCAGCAGATGCAATCAGAAGATCAGCACCCTTACGGCCCTTCGAACGCTGAAGCATGATGGCTTCATACATTGGACGGATCGTGGTGGAATCAACCTGTGTGCCAATCGTCGGGAATGCCGAGTTTGCATCGTAGGACGAGGTGCGCCAGATGGCATTGGTCGAACGGTCAATGCCGCCATACGTACCAGCATTCGTCACAACCGGGAGGGCTGCGGCAAGACCGATAAGCTGACGCCCATTGGAGCCAGTACCGTCACCGTGGACAGCAGCCTCCATGGTATCGCGCATGGAGCCGATGGCGGCGTTCTGGTACTCTTCCATCAGATCGATGACCTGCGCACGGCCACGGTTTACCAGCAGTTCCGTGCCATTGAAGGAAATCGGAACGGCGAGGTTCGTGGGCGTAAAGTACGCGTCATTGAACAGTTCGATGGGGGAGTTGCGGAGGTAATCGTACCCCGTAAACCACTGTCCATCCTGCTTGTTGATCTGGAGGTGATGGCGGATTTCGGGGCCGTAGAAGCTCCGAACATTGCCACGTTCACGAATGACCGCCAAAACGGGGTCATTGTTGTACACCAGTTCCGTAATGCCTTCTTTGCGCATAGCCATAGAGGCAGATAGAAGCTGGCGATACTGACGGTCGGTAGTGACTGCCATTCTGTATCAATCCTTCATGAGCGAATATCGAGTTGGTTCATTGCCGCTTCGATGGCTTCGCGTGAACTAAGTTTGACCCCTTTGCCAGCGTAAACGTCTGTTCCGTTGGTTAGGGAGCCTTTGATGGATTTTTCGCCAGCCGGGTTTACCGGCCTCTGGGCACTTCGAGTAGTATGGGACTGTGACGCGGGGTTTATCCGCTCTGCCATGTCCACTGCTGCAAACAAACGTGATCGTTCATCTACAATTGACGACAGTTTATCACTGTTAAAGAAAAACGCAACATCCGGCCTCAGTTCATCGAAGCGTGGATGCTGCTGTCGTACCTCTGCAAACAGGGTGTTTTCAACCTGCTGAATAGCCTGCTGCTGCGCCGCCTGCTGTTGAGCCTGCGTCTGCGCCTGAGTGAAACCCTGAAGCTGCTGCTGAAGCTGTTGAACCTGACGTTGAAGGTTCTGTGTCTCAGCTAGAGCCGGGTTCTGCTGAACCTGCTGTTCACGGCCAAGTATATGCTTGGCATAGTCAACAGGCGAAATACCAACCGACTTTAGAACGCGCTCAATACCCTCTTCCGGGCTCTGCTTCAGAAGTCGGTCAATGGCCGTGTAGTTCTCAAGGGCCTGCTTAACGGTAACGCCCGCCTGCTGGGCCATTTCCTCGAACGGCTTTAGCTCCTTACGGAACTCTCGGTCCTGATGGTATTCCTGCTTACCCTTCTCGAAATTGTCGAGAGCGCGATAGAACTCACCCCGAACCTCTTCAGGCGCATCGGCCCACTTTTCCTTGGCGCGGGGGAGGAAGTTGTCAGGAGCGCGGTTAATGTCCCTATCACCAGAGGGTGGCTTAGGAGGATCGACGGGCGCGGCCTCGTCATTAGTCTCAACCGCCTGCTTCAAATCAACCTTAGGCTCAACGACCTTTGGCTTCTCCTCTACTGCCTTATCCTCAATCTTGACTTCCTTGGCCTTCGGATCGGGCTTCTTCTCCCGGATATCCTCAACCTCTGGAATCTTGCCGTCCTTCTCCTCGATAGCCTCAAGGCTCTTCTCGATGACTTCTCGGGCGGTTGGCGGCTTGACGGGCTCCTTTGGCTCTGGAGTGAAGCTCACCGTTCCCGGATTAGGGGTGTCTTCAACGGCAAGCGAGGTAAGGGCTTCTTCGGTCATGGTACGTCCTGGAATTCGCCACGATTAATGGCTGCTTCGGCTTTCTCTACCGCTACCAAGAAATCTTCCTTCTTCGGAGCGAGAGGCTGGCGAGGTGTGGGTTTGATGAATTCAGGATCATTCCCAACCTCAATGTAATCGACACCCTTGGGATTATTGGGCGCCTTATAGCTTTCCCGCATTGCGGCGCGGGAGGTGTAGTGTTTGCCGTCTGCCATCGAGACAAGCGGCTCTGTATCGTCGCGCACGCCAATCATGGGGAAACCCAGATCGGAGCGCTTTGTTTCCGATATAACATAACACTCGGAGGGCCAGCTATCGAGGTAATGCCAGCCGCCGCATACACGGCAAGAACGCTGTCTCATCAATTCAACCTGAAGATTCGGACTTGAATGGAATAATTGGTGGCAACGCCTAAAGCGGGAACAATGATACCAACTGTTATCTGTCCTGCTGTAGAGCAATATGCATCTTGGATCGAATATCCTGCTGGTGGCGCTGCTGTCGGAGCGGCAACATAGGAGCCAGTCGTAACCGTTCCTGCCAGTGATACAGTGACACGCCGAACACCTAGTGCGAGCGTAATAAGTGCGGATTCAGCGAGTGTGACCGTACCCACTAAAACAGAAGCGCTTGTACCGTTAGTTCCCGCCGCTCCTGTTGCGCCAGTTGCACCAGTTGGGCCGATTGGCCCTTGCGAGCCTGTCGCACCCATATCGCCCTTAGAGCCCTGAGGCCCAGTTGCGCCAATATCCCCCTTAGGGCCAGTTGGCCCGACCGCGCCTGATGCTCCAGCAGAGCCGGTTTCGCCTTTAGGGCCGCTCAGGCCATATCCGGGACTACGAACAGTCATATGCCGAATCCGTAGTTAATTTCTAGGGGCACGAGGCTCCCGCTATCGATAGGAAACCCTGCGCGAGAGACCGCCATTGCCGACATGCGTTCGGGCTTCTGAGTGGCATAGACGGATACATGGCCGGGAGGGAGGAGCCAGCCCTTCCCATCCTCAACCTCTCCAGTCTCGCCAAGCTTAAAGCCCTTGAGCCGCACATAGCAAGAATTGGAGTTCACGACCTGAAACGCATCTGCATTGGCAGGGATGAAGTTTGCAGGGACCATTGTTGAGGTTCCTGCCGACGCTCCAACTACAACCATGATCGGGTCTGTTAGTCGCCTATAGGGCGTTGCGATAGCCATCATACCAATTCCGTCACTACAGCCACGCCATCATTTGGATCAGTCGCCCAGACGCCTGTAATGATGCCAGTGTAAGGCAAACCAATTTCCTGTGTAGCATTTTGAGGAAGGCGGTAGGTAAACATCGTTGCGGATGCCGTGCCTGATGCCAGCCGAACATAAAGAATAGCGCTGGAGGTATTGGTGATGATCGCACCCTTGCGAGCCGTATTGGCAGCAAGGAGAGTCGTGCTTGTGGCCGTGTCGTTAACGTTGGTGACTGCGCCTGTGGTCGCAGATGCCGCCGTGCTAGACACAGGCAATGGGTTAGACGCGCTTAGCTTCTGATCTCGCATGATCCCATCTGCACCCGCTGAGGTGGCAGGGACCATCAGTGTTACACCTTGGGCCATTAAATGTTTCCTTCTGGAGGCAATGGATCGGGCGCATCAGTACTGAGAGCGCCGGTTTCATAGCGGATATTCATGATTTCGATGGACTCAGTAGGAGCATCGAGAACCAGTGGATAATTGTTCTGCTGGCCCTTATCCGTGGTGATTCCAAGCTTGCCAGGGTAGGCATACGACACATTACGGAGACCAAGCCTATTTCTGCGCATCAGGATGCTCCCTTGCTTCCTGAGCAGCGCGTTCGGCCTGCTGTTCCTGCTGCTGAAGCTTGGCCCACTCCAGTTCAGTCTTGGTCACAAGCTCATCGCGCCTGAAATTCTCATCGAGAAGCATTTGAGCGCTTTCGGTCTGTGCTCGCTGCGCCTCTAGCGCCGCCTCGGCATCCAAGCTCATCTGGGCTGTCTGCATATCCGCCTGAAGCTGTGCCGATTCACGAGTGACAGCCACTTCAGCATCGAGACGTTTGGCCTGTGCGTTGCCTTCAGCCTTGATCTGTTCCTTCCTGGCTTCAGCCTGTGGGCGCTGCTGAATTTCCTGCGCCTTGAGGGTTAGCTCGGCTTCCTTGAGCTTCAACTCCTGAGCGCGGAACTGGTTTTCTGCCTGCGCCTGAGCAAGCGAGGCCTGTAGCTTCTGCATTTCGATCTGCATCTTCTGCTGATCCAGCGCAGCCTGCGCCTTTAGCTTTTCAGCCTCAGGATTGGGCTGTTGCGGCTGGTTCTGAAGGCTTTCGACCCATTCATCAATGGATGCGTCAACCTCACGCCCCGCACGGTACGGACCAAGTTGAAACTTGAGCAAAGACCCTGCCAGATTAGCACCAGCAGCCCCACTCATAACCAACGGAGCCAATGCAGCCGATGCAGCGGCGAAGGTCTGCATATACTCGTTACGGCTTGCCTTCTCAGCCTGCTCATCAGGATAGATCGTGGAATCGGTCTGAATATCGAAGTCGGCAAACCCGGTCTTCTGTTCAGCCAATAGCTCCTTAACATCTTCCTGCGTAACAGCCTTACCCAACTTATCGATGATAGGCTGGAACTTGGCGAGAATGGCTTGCTGAGCCTGCTGGAACTGCTGCTGTGCCTCCTGTGGGTTCTGCTGGGCTTCTGGAGCCTGTAGCGCCTCCTCTGCCTTATCAGCAAGTGCCGTTAACTCTTTCTTAGCGCCATCCTTAATGTCGGATAGCTGCTTCTTGATCTCAGATCGCTTTGGAAGCTCCATACGGCTCATTTCGAGCAGCGTGTCGAAGTTGAACTCCTCAGCCTGGATTTCGCTCATGATCTGGAGCGTATCGCGGCCAATACGAACCAACTCAGCAATCTTGTCGCGAATGCGGACAGAGCCGAACTGTGCCTTGAGTTTCTGAGCCCCTAGCGTTTCCTGTGCTTCGGATTCACCGCGCATAATGTCAGCAACGCCAAGAAGCTCCTGAACATTGCCGATAAGCTCTCTACGTGCCTCTACAGCCGAGATGAGAGCCTGAGCAATCATGTCGATAGGCAACCAGTCCACATACTTGCTGGCCGTATTGAACGCAGCAGCCGGGACAGGGATGATCATGTGATCGGCGTCGAGATTACGATACGCCGTTTCCAGCGCGTCACCCACATCAGAGCCAGCCGGGATAATGCCGCGCACCACGAGCTTTTCACACAGCCCATGAATACGAGACGTTAGCTCATTGATGCTCTCTAGTTGATCCTCGATATAGACAATATCAGGGACAGGGACGAGCGAACGGCGCTCTAGTGTGGCATAGGCAGGGCGGGGGCATGGGAAGAAGTTCTTGAGCTTAAGGAATGGGTCTTCCTCATCCAAAACCTCATCGCAGCCCTCCGCAACCCAATAGACCTTGCGATCTACCTTGGACCAGATTTCCCAGAACCCAGCCTTAGGCGTGTTATCGACCTCTTCGCCGCGCTCATCCTTATGCTGTCCATAGGATGCATTATCGGCCTTATCGCCAAACCGCTTCGTGGCCTCTTTCTTGGTTAGCCAAGCGCGACGGGCAACCCAGCCAACATCAGCCCATTTCCGAGCCGGTTCGTGCAGGAAATCCTTGCGGTCCAGATGCTCAATGCAGACGCGTTCGCCATATGGTTTTGCATCATCGCCCGATTCATACGTGCACCAGATAACGCCACGCGCAACAATTGCTAGATCGTCACGAACGCCCAACATCACCTGATCAATGTCAGAGATGGAAAAGCCTCTTACCGCACACCGCTCCAGCATTTCGGAGCCAGTGCGAACGATAGGGCTTCTGTCCTTGAATACAGGCGTTACAACCGGAATAGGAGGCCGGGAATAGATGGATGGCTTAACCACTTCCATCGACGCCCAGAATAGATTGAACTCGTGGTCAAATATCCCGCCATTGCCATAGAACGATGACCACGTATCGAGGTTGGCGTATAGCTTATCAATCCGGTCGGCTTTGGACTGATAGGCGTTAAACTTCTTCTCTGCGTTCTTGATGGCAATGAGCAGCCGCTTGGAGGACGTTGGCTCTAGCGCCTCATCCTCGCTCATTTGATCTTCGTATTGCGGCTCACCTTGGTAATTTGCCATTCTACATTTCTATCTCAGGCACACATATGATGCGAGGGCGTGGGCTACCAGCCGCTGCTTGTGATCAAGCTTGCAACCTCAGCTGCAACGGCGTTCATTGCCGCAAGAGTGATGTGGGTGCCGTCCGTGAGGCAGCTATTTGGAATATACCCTGCCGCAACGTAGGCATCGTCGCCCGGAGAAACCGCTAGACCGGCCAATATGGCCTGGGCATCCACGATATGGCCGGGGTAAAGCGCCGCTAGTTGAGATTGGATCGTCGTTACGGCGGCATTCTGACCAGCCGTTGCGTTGAAGCGCCTACACGGCGGGACTATCACGAACCGCTGATGCGGAAGCGCCGCAACCATCGCGGCGTAATTGGCCATGGTCGTGGCAACGTCGGTAAAACTGTTGGCGTCGCCGTCCCAATGAACGAAGGTGCCTCGGCAGAGGCCGGGGTTGGCCTGAACACGTGCGACTTCTGTCGCCAATGTCGAGCCACCGGCCGCTGTCGTAAACATCGGCCGGCCTAGTGCAACTGGCAACGAGGCACTCATCCCCACGCCAGCCGTCAAAGCCATATAGCTGTCGCCCTCGCCGTAGAGAACATCAGCCGGGATGCGCTCGGCAGCGAAGACCTTGAGGTGACCGATAGTGCCGTCCCACGTCTCGCCAGTATAGGAGCGCCCGATCCAGAACTTGCCTAGACCAGGGAATGCTGCCGCCGTATCGATCAGTGAGAGGGCACTACCCAGGCGCACCGCGATGCGGTTTGTCCCGATCGATCCTTCGGCCGTGAACGCTGTGGCGACCTCGACAACACCCATGTCCAGATTTGCAACTTCCGACCCACTAACGGTCACAATGAACCGCAAGTGTTTCGATGCATCCCACACAAGGCGGACTCGGTTTCGCTCCCCATCTTCGCCCCACTGTGCCAAGACTTTGTTGCCGCTTGCGGCTGCTGGGGTTGCGCCATCAATTGAAAAGGCGAGGCCCGTTACCGAGTATCCGAGATATGGCACCACCTCCTTAAGTGAGGCCGTGTCCCAGTCAACAGTTGGCGTCTGACCGGCGCCGCCTGTCATCCTAATCCCGACATACATCGAGGCCGAAGGCGCCCCCGCAACAATGCTTTGCGACTGCGGCAATGCAGCAAGGTTGAAACCGGGCGACGAGGCCGGGACGAAAAGGTCTGCACTGGTCGAACTGTCGATGAACGCCGTACCGATGGTCGGAGACGCGCTTTTGGCCGCAAGGGTGAGGCCGTAAAGGTATGCCCGACCCGCAGTAACCGAGGCGAGCAGTGAGGCGCGGTATTGCGTCGTTGCCCCAGTCAGCGTTGCTCGCAGAGCAGAACCAACAACTGACAGATCACCAGAGGCGGCATATGATGGCGAATCTGCCCAGCCACCGACGCCCACATCAAAGCCGCCATCGGGAATTAGCTCGGGTCCGACGATAGT